TTATCTGCTTTAGTCATTGATACACCCTTAGACATAAAAAATGTAAGCTATTCCAAATATAACACTATTACTTAATTTTTAAACTATTACGTCTATGTTGATAAGATATTTTTTTTGAACTGGTCTTGCTTGCTTTGAATTTTCTTTTTTCTCCACTACTCATTTCTCCTGTAGTCTTTGGAGTTTTACTGCTAACTCTCTTTGAAGGTCTGCAAGCAGGGTAGCCTTTACGCTTCTCTCCTTTCTGCCGACCACAAGGCTTGCCTGTCTTAACGTCTACCCATTCTTCCTTGAACCATCTGCGTAAACTCATTTGCCTACTTCTTTTTGTGCTGCTGTATGTGCAGCTTTAAATGTTTTACCTTCACGCATAAGTTTCTTCAT